TAAAATGGAACCTGGCCATACAGACTCAAAACACCCGACGATTGTTCAAATTCCCACTTTTCATTTTTCCAATATGCACCCCACCCTATACGAATATCCTCTGGTTTTTTAATACGTAATTGTTTTATAACTTCACTTTTAAGTGTTTCTGGGTCGGTCGATAAAACTTTTTCAGTGAGATTACATATAACACACGAAACGGTTTTATTGTCACTGAGAACTACGGGTTGTAATTTAAACTCTGTTTCCATAGCATATTCTAAATCACTTTTAGGTAAACGAATTGGTTCGTCGTAATATAATAAAATGTTAATACACCCATACGTACTTGGTCCAATTTTTTTAAGAGTATCTTTGCCCCAATTGTCATCTACAAGTTGTAACGCTTTACTATTGTCTATACATAAAACAAGGAGACCATCTTTTATTATTGTATTGTTTGTAAAAACAGCTTCATACCCATCCTTTTCGTAATACACGTTTTCAACTTCACTTTCGAACATAAATTTAGCACCTTTATCTACGAGTGCTTTTTGCATTTTATCAGACATGACTTTCCCCGAAACTTTTTGAACGTATTGTTTAGACATACCCACGTTATCAAAACTTTTTACAAACTCAAACGCTGACATGGTTTCCCAATCAACGCCGTCCATAATTAATGGTAAAGTTTCTATTAAGTTTTTACCCGATTTTGATAACTTCCCAATTGCATCGCTGAGACTTATACTCTTGTATTTCGAAGGTTGTGCTAAAACACGTATTGTGAGTGATGTTAGAGTTAAATAATCCAATGGTCTGAGATTTTTCAGGGTTGTTCTATACACACGTGTATCCGCCGGTTGAAACATATCGTCCCATTTAATACCCATTTCTTCAAATAAACTATTTGTGTTTACAAATGCGTTACCAAAAAGAATTCGGTGTGCGTGTAAATCTCTTTTATCTTCTGAAGGTTCCCACCAAGAACCACCCGCTGATTTTTTACGATCGTATATGATAACTTCGTGGTCTGTTGATTTAAGTATTTCCCAAGCGACTGACATACCAGTTGGACCTGAACCTATAATATGAATTCGCATTTATATAAACATACAAATTTTATTTATTAAAATAAGAGTGATGTTGTAGAAGCCTAAGTTAAAAAATAGCTTAAAAAAAAGATACTATATAAAAATATAAAACAATGACAACTCTTGAACAAGATTATACGACCGTACCTGGACAATTATACGCGTGTCTTTCTGTAGTAGGACCGGAGGCGCCACAAAAAAACGATAAGTTTGGAATTAAGATCCGAGGTGCATTTAATTCTAGGGACGAAGCTGCTGCTCATGCGAAACGTCTCCAAAAAGAAGATGCGACATTTGATATTTACGTTGTCGATATGTACAAATGGTTATTAATTCCACCGGATCCGGCTCAAATCGAAGATGCACATTATGCTGACGAAAAGCTCGAGGAATTGATGTCTGGGTATAAAGAAAACCAGGCACAGGCCGCCGCTATGTTTTCTGAACGTAAGAGGGATATGATGGCTGTTAAAGCACCAGGTTCAGAAACATACTTTAAAAGTGGTGATGAAAACTCGAAGTTTTATACGAAACCTGATGAACCTCCAATCAGCCACCCTGGTGAAGTATTGGAACGTCTTCAAAAGGAAAAACCTGATGCCGGTATGGAAGATCTCGTTAAGGAAGCAGATGAGATTGTTGCTCAGGAAATCAAGGAACGAACTGAAAAACGTGAAGCTTATGCAAAGGAAGTGTTGGAAAATGAGGCTAAAGAAAGAGGATTTAATTCTGTAGAAGTCATGCAAAAGTTTGATGATGAAAAATTGAGAATGGAGACAGAAGCTAAGAAAGCTCAAGTTGAACTTTCGGAACAGGCACAGATTAAGGAAGACGATGGTAAAGATGAAGAAGAGGAAGTGACGTCTAAAAATATGGAAAATGTAGACCCGGAGGAGGCGTAAATTAATTTTGTTATTTAAATGTAAGTATGTTGAGTATTATATTAAACATAATCACCATTCTTATTGTTCTCACAATAATCGTCTTATTTTTAAAATTGTACTATAACGTAAAAAATAAAACGGAAGAAAAAAATGTTACTGCATCTGATGTAGTTCAGGATATTATTAAAGATCCTTTGGTTGTAAGTCGAGCGTATTTTACCGAACCTAAAACTGGTAATATAGGTACATTCAAAGGTCAACAAACTCAGTCTCAATACGACTGGGTAAGTGGTAAACCTATCCCGGTCGAAGAATAACTGGTTGCATAGTTTTTCCCATGAAAAATCCTAATAAGAATGCTACAAAAATAATAATATACCCTGTTTTGTCTAGATTTGAAAAAATATCGTTTTTTTCCTGTATTTGTAAAGGCGGGTGGTTATAATATACAGGTGGTGGTTGTACGTGTTCATAATAGGTTTCGTTATGATTATGTTCATCATTACGTTCTTCTAATTCATCACTGTTTTTATTCATGAATTCGTCTGGGTTATACTCAATAGGTGTACCAACTTCAGCTTCCATATATAAAAAAAGTATCTATTTTTTTAAGCTCATTATTACTCATCTTCTTCTTCTTCATCATCCGAATATTCTTCATCTTCGTCTGTATCATCAACAACGAACCCTTTCAAGTTTCCATTTTCATCTTCATCTGGGTCGGTTTCGTATTCATCGTCGTTATCTTCATCATCTGTGCAAAAATCTTCATCGTCTGTCTGTAATAAATCTTCATCTGAATCGTATTCGTCGTCCTTAAAATCGTCTTCAACGTCTTCAAATAATTCTAATCGTTCTGGTGCTTTAGAAACTCTCCCGGATCTTGTTCTTGTTTTTACAACCATAGTATTAATTATTATACAGACATTTCCTTTAACTATTTTACTCACTTTCACGCTGTTCTATAACGTTATACAAATACTCAAAATACGTTCTTAAATCACTAATAATAGTATCTATATCTTCTAATTCGTCCGTGTCACCTGACATAGAACTGAGCGATATTTCATTTAAATTTTCTAGTGCCCTGTTTAAATATTTTCTTGATAATTCGGTATTTGTCCTGTGTTCGAGTGCTAATTTGATATTTTCAACGAATTCGTTGTGTATATCTTTATTTAAGCCTGAGTATTTGTAAGATTGTCGTACGAGACTATTTATTTCTGATATGATAATGTTATCGGTATCTCTGTTAATTAAAGACGATGCAAAGTATATTACAATAGCTAGAACTACTACAGCTATCATTGCGTATCTATAATTTAGATACTATTTTTTCCGGAAGAAAATGTTCGCGGGTGGTACATTTACAAACTTGTTGAATTTTATTTTTTGTTATTTTAAAATCTGTATTGTGAGTTTTACATTGACTACACATATACGTTGTATGTACTAAATACTCTTTAGATTTAGTTTTAGGTTTAGGTTTACTTAATTCTATACTTTTTACATTAAATGTAACGTCATTTTTTACCATATGTTTATTTATAAAATCTAGAAGTATAGTATTTATGGTACCATCTACTTTATTATTATTTTCATCATCACTTTTCTTTTTGAAAAAAGATTTATTAGGTGATACATATTTCTTAACTGTGCCGTCTTTGTATAAAATATCTATAATTTTAGGTGGTAATTGATGTCTTTTACCTGTAAAATCTTTACAAAACCCATAATGTCTCATAATATCAGTAGTAGAAAAACACTTTTGTGCAATTGTTTCTCCTAGTATATGAAACCATACATGATTAGAATTATGGTTACATTTTTTATTTTCACAATAGAAAGAGTTGGTTGATACTAGAAACTGATTATTAGATTCAAACATTTTTGTGATACGCGAAGTTTTCTGACCTTCGAGGTGTTTGTTTATAAAGTTTTGTAAAAGACATATAACCTCTTGGTTTTTGAATTCATTTTTTATTTCCATTTGTGTAAAAGATGAACCTTCATTTGATTGAAACGTCGTTTTTCCTTCTATAATGTTTGGTTTTGTACTTTGACTACGTATCGTTGCCGCGTGTAAAAGATTAACATCTGGGTGTGGTAATATAGTTTCGAGTAGCGTGAAAGGACCTTTGTTACCTTTATAAATGAAATAGGGTAAGTATTCACCCTGGATAACTTTACCCGTATTATTACATTCTTTACACCCCTGTCCAGAACACTTTTCATGTTTAGCACGTTTATGTGAAAAAGGCATACGAAAACCACTCCCTTTTGTTTTTCTATCTGAACTACCGTATACGGCAGAATCAACGACGTCTTCCCAATTTACTGAACCATATACTAATTTTAGAGTATCTATAACATGTTCCCTTATAGCTATTGCTGAAGATCTATTCACTGTAAAACCTTCCCAGTTTATATGAACACCTGTTTTTATTAGTTTATTCGAAACCTCTTTCGGTTCTGCTATAGATATTAAAGCCTGTCCGGCACCTTCGAATTTACTAACTTTATCACAAATAATTTTACATATACTTTCTACTTGATTAAGAGTTAATTCAGTTTCATCTTTATAATCGAGATCTATAAAGAAGTTATAATTTTCCGTTTTTTGTTCCACAACAAAAATCTTCTCTCCTAAAGTATACACTTCTACACATTTTTCATAAAAATCATTCAATCTATCAAATGGCACGGAAAGGATACCCCCATCCATGAGCACATGTGATACATTGGAGTTGTTTAAGAACCCCTGTTCTCTACACCATTGTTTAAACATGGTATATACTTATAAAGTATTGGTTTTATTTTTTTATATTCATTCACTATCGTAGTGATGACGCCAAAGTGTTTTTCTAAACGATATTTCTGGATATTGTTCCTGTTCTGATAAAGATTTTTTCAAAACGAGAAGTTCGTAAACTTTATCGTCCTTGTGTAATTCTGCGTACCTTTCTGCTTTATCCTGTGTGTACCCGTGTCTTTCGACGAGTAATTCCTGTATTTGAGATAGTATATAAGCCTTGGACTTCATTATTTAATAGAGAAGGTTTTTCTATTAACAGAAGTTACACACGCGTAAAATTCTGGGTTATTGAGTACGTTTTTAACTATACGATCCCACTGTTTTTTCGTATTAAATTCCGATAAGGTTTCAAAATTCATAAAATCATTTTCATCATGGGTCCTTTTAATGGGTAACTTTTGTATTTTTTTTAAATTTGTTTTTTGTTTTTCATCGTTAAACTTCTTAACGAGATCATTTTGTTCCTGTTGCGTATAATTTACGAAAAATATGAAGACGTTATATTCTAAATCTACACCCGGACTTTCTTTTACTACAAATTTGAAGTCTGTATATTCACCTTTCTTTAGATTCACAACACCTCTCGTTTCTTCGTCTAATTCTCGTAAGGCACATCTAATAGGATTAGGTATTTCTTTTCTTCTACACCCTCCGGTAACGAAAATCCAATCTTTGAATCGTCGGTCTCGGACAGTGAGGAACTTTGGTTTAGAACCCGTAAACATTACGGGAATGGCTATAGCTTTATATTTTTTCATTGCGCGATTGCAAGTTATAATTGAGCGAGATGATTATTCTGAAGATTCTTCTTCGCTATCTTGATTTTCTTCACTATCTTCATCAACTTGGGTTTCTTTCGGTGTATCTTTTTGTTCAATTTTTTGTGCTGGTCCTGGGACTCTGACGGGTGTTATTTGGGACAAAAATGAAGATATTTTTCCATTCATTCCTTTAACACTTTCCATTTCTTCCCTGGTCGTTTTAAGTTCTTTATACATATAAATAGATGCTGCTATACACATTATAATAGCAACAATTATGGCAGTTTCACGGTCGAATGTAAACATTTTATAGTAAAATAGAACCTCATGTTTTTAAGTTCGTATAATCGCACCCATGTGTACACCGTCTTCTTTTGGACACTCGTATCCCATTTGAGCAAATTGAATCTCCTGGTAATGTCCATCTTTACACTCCGCATTTTGTACGGGTTCTTCGTGTTTAGAGTCGATGAGATGATTCAAAGTTCCGGATTTAGGATCGTAAGTTATAATAAAAATGAAAGCTAGTAAAAAAACTAATTGCCAGAACATTTATAATAAGTGGCTAAATTAAATTAGTTCGAGTACATCAAACCACCCATACCGTTTTCGATACGGAGGATGTTGTAGTTAACACCGTAGAGGTCTTCTGTAAAGGGCAAATTGTCAGAAACGAGTCTCGCAGAATCGAGTCTACTGAAATTGAGCGAACCCGTTGGTTGAATCTTCGTTGTATCGAGACAGAATGGAACCAACAAGGTACCAGCATCAACCGTGGACGATTGAGTATGGTAGTAGATTGGAGCCGTGGAGAAGTGTGGTTCGTAATTTTGGGAGTCTGTAACATCTGTACCATTGATTTGGAGTTTGAGTTTGGTAAGGTTAGTGGTAACACCGTCAAAGTTGGTTGATTTTGTTGCAATCAAATACTTCATTGGGTGGTTAAAGTTAAGTTCCTGGATTTTACTACCTGATTTAACGGCCTTTTGGGTTTGTGTGACGATCATGTTTTGTGGCGTAGAGGACAAAGCGGTACGTTCATCCGTGTCGAGGTGGATGAATTGGGCGTACACTTCCAAATCTTCTTCACCGCTTGCTAATGTACCCCACGTAATTCTCAATTCAACATCGTGGTATTGGAGCGCGACCAATGGGAGCGCGGATTGGGCGTTTTCGCAAAACGAAAACCTGAGTGGGTAAAACTTATCAGCCGCGAGTGCCCACGTCGATTTCGAATACGATTGATTCATAGCAACTGGCGCGAGAGTATTAATAAAAGCACCATCTTGTGTGTCGATGACTTGACCACCAATTAAAAGTTCAACCTTGGTAACTTCCGCGGCCCAATCTTCAATATCACCTTTTCTATTGGA